GCTTCGAGGAGTTCGATCGACATGCCGTCCGGGATCTTGATCGCCGTCTCCTGCTGCAAGGCCCGTAGCGCACCGAGCAGGGCCGCCTGCGCGTCCGGCTTGGTGCCGCTCGGATATTTGCCCACAGCAGTCGGCATGCCGAATTTCTCCATGAACGTGGCCCAGAACTTAATGCCGTGTTTTTTGAACCAGACTGGCCACCACAATTGCTGCCCGAGCCCGGCGCCGTAGGGGTTGTCGTATTTCTTGCGGAACGTGAGCACGACGAATTTGCGCGCGGGGAGTTCGACGCCGTCGAGCGCGTTCTCGAGCGTGAGCAATCGCAGCCGGTTCTCCACATCGAAGACGAAGCGGCGGGGATCGCGGCCCTTGATTTCATCGAGTCCGATGCGGCCGTCGGGCCGGATCGCCCAGAGTAATTCGCCGGCGGAGAAGCCCTTCATCACCGCGTCGAGCAGATCGAGCCGCGCCTGATCGAAGCCGGACTTCGGCGCCGAGGCGCTATCGGTGCGCAGCTGATTGCCCAGGCTCTTGAAGACCCCGCGCACAAAGTCGGCGATCTCCTGATCGCGCGGATCCTCGGAGGCGGGGAGGATCTCCCATTCCTTGCCGATCACCGCGAGCTTCCGCTTTTGCAGCACCCCGCTCACATGACAGTCGCGCTCGAGCTGCTCATAGAAGATCAATCCCTGGCCGCGCGATTCGCTCTGTAGCACCACGTCGGGATTGAGCAACCGATCGCCGATGAAGCCGCGGAAGAGCAGGTCGCTCGCGACCGAGCTGATCTCGTCGAGGATCGGCTGGCCCTGCGCATCGAGCAGGACCGGCTTTTCGGCAAAGGGGGTAATGGTGACCTGGGTCATGCGGTGGCCTCGTGATGGGAAGTTCGAAGTTCGAGGTTCTGAGCTGCGCGACGCGCCGCCGTCAGAATCGGCCCCTCTTCAGTCAGCCCGAGACGCCGGGCGGCTTCGAGGAGCAGGGTGAGGCGCTGGGTCGCAGGAATCCCTTCCACAAATGATCGTTTCCGTTTCAATCGGCCTATTGCACCGGGCGGATAACAGCCGGGCGGCAACCCCTCAGAGATTGAGAGATCGTCGAGCGTGCGAATCGACGCGCGGCGTGAGCGCGGAATGGCCGGCTTTAATGGATGCACTTTGTCGGCCAGCGTGGCCGCGCCAATTCGTGCCGCCTCACGTTCGAACGTCTTCTTATGGGCGCGATTCAGAAATTTCCGAGGCTCTCCACGGTTCGGGCCATCAGGCAGGCCTATGCCGCACCCACACAAACAGCGTCTCGGATCAGTCATGAAACACCCCCTAGATAACCGCAGGCGGTTATTTGAAGCCTCCTGGAGCACTTGCGCCTAGTCACGTAGCCACCACCCCTCTCCGCCTGGCTAAATCGGCCTCGTCGTCGTCCGCCCCTTGGCCGGTCAGGAACCGGTCCATGGCAATGAAGTCTCGCCGTTGCCCGCTGGACTCGAACTCCATCGGGACGAACGCTTGCACCGTGGCGAAGATTCCGAGTGAACCAGCCACGGCCGAATCACCATGCCGCTGCTTACCATCTGAGCCGGTGGTGTGGGCGTCGTCCGGCACTTTGGCGATACCCCTGTGCATTTTGATGAGCCGATGATCGTCGAGAATGTCTGCATGCTTGGAGAGTAACAGCGTCCGATCTTCGAAGGCGGCCTTGTAGCGCGGCATCTGATCGCGATACCACTCAGTCGAGAGCATGACGGCTTGGATCTTTTCCCCGTAGCGTTGCCGCGCGACTTCGGCTAGATACTGTCCGTTCCCTCGCGCATCCATTGCACCGGCCAGGAAATAGGGCAGGCGGTCGAGCAAATAGAAGAGAATTTGCTCCTGCTGCTTGAATGGCACATTCCGCAATTCCACGATGCAGGCCGCCCGCCACACGAGATCTGGACGCCGCTGAAAGGGAATGATATCCGTCAAGTCGCCGCTCCGCGCAAAGTCCTCTCCGAATACCATCGGCCAATCAGGGTTGAGCTGTTCGATGATCGGGTCCAGATGCTCCTGGCACCAGTCGAACCCTTCTCCTGTGCGGATCTCTTCCGGCTGCAATGTGAAATCATCGGTGCACGCCCACCGAAGAATCGGGATGGTCGGGTCGAGACATTGTTCGATCATGGCGCGGGTCAGATAGGAGCCGGTTCCCTGCGAGGGGATACAGAACAGTTCTTCGTCCGCGGCGGCGCCATACGCTTTGACGAGATCGGCCCGCCATTGTGTTTCCGCCTCTGGAGACCAGGCGCGACTGAGTTTGAGACAGATGCGCCGATAGAGGCCGTCGCCCAGGGCATCATCGAGCGTGACACGGTGCAGGCTGTACGATTGCTTGCCGGCGCGAATGTCATTAATCAGATCGTTGAACGGATTGTCGTCGCCGTTGTGTGAGGAGAGGATGACGACGCGGCCGCCCCAAATGAGCAGCGCCATCGCCGCTTTCAAGAGGCCGGGCAGATCGTCATGAAACGCGGCCTCGTCGATAATGGCCTTGCCGCGCTTGCCGCGGAAGTTCGACGGGCGCGATGAGAGCGCCGTAACACGATGGCCGGACGCGAAGATGATGCGATAGGCCTGGATTGGATCTTTGCCCTTCTCATCCTCGATCGCGCATTCTTCGAACGGCGCCGCCGCGAGTTGATAGACGCCGGCCCAGAAGGCCACATCCTGAATGAATTCCAGCGCCATGTCCTTGTTGTAGCCGACATACCAGACGTCCATGCCGTGCTGCGCGGCCGCGAGCAGCGCATCATCGCTGGCTTCGGTCCACGAGAACCCGATCTGCCGGGATTTCTCCACCAACTTCACCGCACTGAGGTCTGCGACCCATCGCTGCTGATAGGGCAAGAGTGCGGGATCGGCGGCATAACCTGGCGTTTTTTTCTGTTCGACGATCATGCCGGCACCACACCGAGGATTTTCTGCCGAATGGCTTCCACCACTTCCCTCGACAGCCCGGCGCCCTTGACCGTCTCACTGACTTCTTTCGCCGTCGTCGCCACGCGCCGTTGCAGTAATTCCAACCGCTGCTCTTGCACCTTGAGCGCCGCGCCCATTTGCTCGGTGCGCTTAATGCGATTGAGGAGCTGCGCGGCTTCCAAGGTATCGGCCTGATCGAAGTTTGCCTCGGCCTGCGAGAACAGGCTCACGAGCTTATGCTTGATCAACAGCATGAGGCCGTCGGTCGGATCCACCTCGGGGTTCTGCTTGAGGATCGCCATCATGGCGTCAACCTCTTTCTGGATCGTCTCGGCGCGGTACCGCTTCTCGTTCCACGCGGCCTGATAGCGCGAGAGCGCCGATTTCGAGATCGTGGTGCCCGTGGCCTTTTTGACCTGCGCGACGATCTGCTCGTAGGTCGTGCCGGGGATCTCCAGCAGATGCCCGACGAGGTCCTGCACCCCGAGCTTCTCGATGGAACTATGCGAGCGGGATTTCGCCATCAGCAGGATCTCCAGACGCCTTTCTCCAAGTATCCATGCCACGCTTTGGGGTTATTTCCATTTACAAGAATCGATGGTGATACCGAAATCGTGCCGTCTGCATGCTCCATCACCTCATGGTGCATGAGATTGCCCAGCAGACCATTCGGCGTCTCGGCATACCAAAATCCATGTTCGCTCTTCCAGTAATCGCCTGGCTGCACCTGTGAAGGCCTCTGATCACCATCTGGCAGTCGTCGTCCAATCACCGTTTCCTCCGCACGTCCGTCTCCGGCATCGGCAGGCCGAGGTCGTCCGACAAACTCCGCAATTCATCGATCAACTGGCGATGCTCCGAGGTCCGCTCTTGCAGCCGTTGCATGAGCACGCTCAATTCGTCGAGCGCGAGGTCGGCGATCGGCTTATGCGAGGCCGTGGCGTTGTTGATCTGCTCGCGCAGGCCGTGAATCTCCACCGCGAGCGCAAACGCCTGCTGCTTTTTCAATTCCAGCAGACCCAGTTTTTCCAATCGCTGTGCGCTCATGTTCGGGGCTCCCTCATCAGGATTTCCAATTTGGCCGCGACTTGCGTATTGACCGTCGCGCAGAGGATCGCGGTCCCTTTCGCATCGTCGGCGATTTTGATAATCCCGTTCATCGATTCCTTAAACACCGACATATTCCGCTCGTTGATGTCCTTGAACGCGGCCAAGTGCGACTGCTGGGTTTTGTCGTATTGCTCGACGATGGATTCCAGACTCCGCTGCCGCCGATAATCGAAAAGCCAGACGATGAAGATCATGCCGCCCAAGCCGAACACTTTGAGAAAATCCATCAGGCCCGGATC